CAGATCCGCATCCAACTGGACGAAGCGGACGAAGGCGACCAGGTGCTCACTCTCGCCCTTGGCGAAGGCGGCGGCCATCGCGATCGCACTGGCGTAACCGAGTGAGGTCGCGTGGTAGCCCATGATCTGGAAGCGGCCCCAGCTGCAGGCGGCAGTGGCGGCCTCCGGATGAATGGTGACGGCCTGCGCCAGGCGTGCGTATTCCGCGGCACCGCCGACATAGCCGCCGCGCTGCTGCGAGAGGATCGACGCCGGTAGTACGACGGCGGTCGGATCAATGCCTGCCACCACCAGCTGATCCCAGAACACATGCCGCTCGAACAGGATCACCACGCGACCATCGGGTAAGAAACCACCGCGCGGACTTTCGACTTCGATCACGGCGTTGATGGCGGCCGACTCGCAATCGAGTGTGGCGGCAGCGGCAATGATGTCGTTCTGGGTGAGTGCCAGCGGGTCGATGGTGCCGGTCAATGCCGCTTGTGTGCGTGGGCCAGCGATGCCGTCGACGACTTGGCCATGACTACGCTGAAACGCGCGTACTGCCACCTCGGTCGCGGCGCCATACCAGCCGTCGATGGCGAGCGGCTGACCCGCGCGGACCAGCCGCGTCTGCAACACGGTGACGTCGCTGCCGTGGTCACCGACGCGCAGGCTGTTGGGGTTGTTCATCGTGGTTCGTCCGTAGGATGGCGGCGACGTTGCCGCGGGCGGTGAGGCTGAGCACGCACAGCACCAGGGCAATGCCGATATCGCCGAGGTGGATGTCACCGGGTGGGTACTGGCCCAGCACGATGCCGAGCGCCGTGCTGCCGGTGGAGACGATCAGCAGCCAGGCAGCGATGCTGACGATCGGCCGGTAGCGGGCGCCCTCGCGGCGATAGAGGAAAAGGCGCACGCCGGTGATGGCGTTGGTGACGAACAGCAGCAAGGCAATCAGGTGATCCATTACGGACCTCCGCGGCGCAGCAGGTTGCTGATCCACGCCGTGAGGTCGATCGTCTTGATGCGCTCGATCAGCTGGACGGTGAGGGCAATGACGATGGCGGCGGCGATGAACGATGCAACGCCGGATTCCTGCAAGGGAATCTGTCGCATGAGCAGCGGTGCAGCGAGGTAACCCATGATCCAGCTGATGCCGAAGTAGGCCAGCCGCGAGCGCATGGACACCTCACGCGCATGCAGCGCCATCAGTGCAGCGCCGGCAAAGGCGCCGATGATGGCGTTGCCGTCGATGCCGGGGATCAGCGTGGCGATGCTGACACCGGTGGCGACGAGGGCGATGGAGCTGGTGGTGGTCGGTTCGGCCATCGGAGTCCCTTGTCAGTGCCAGAGCTGCACCAGCGCGGTCTGCGACTGCGTGGCCTGTACGGTCTCGGGCAGGTTGACGACAGTGCCGAGCGGCAACACGACGCCAAGGTCAGCGAGGCCGGGATTGGCAGCGAGCGCCGCTTCGGTGACGCCCTCGGTGCGGCCCAGCACGCGCCAGCACAACGCGTCCAAGGTCTCGCCCTGGTTGGCGCGCACGATCACAACAACTCCACATCGGCACGTGGCCGGCCGAGGATGTCGCGGATGGCGTAGCGCACGTTGCGGCGGTAGTCGTCGATGGTGGAGTCGAGTGTGTCGGCGTGTTTGTGGCCGGCGTGCGTAGTGTCGACATCGCGGTAGCGCTCGATCAGTTCGGCCTGCGCGCTGGCGTACACCGCGCGGCGATACAGCCGCACCAGGCGCGAGGTGCCGGCGATGATTTTGCTGGGCACCTCGATGAGCGTGGTGCGGCCAAGCGCGACCTGTTGCTGTTGCCAGGCGTCGAGCTGGTCTTCGACGCCAGACATGGCCAGCGCGATGCACTCGGTGAGGCGCTCATTGGTGACGGTGCCATCCACGCGCATCACAGCACGAGCATTGGTGAGGTCGATGGACGGGTACCAGTCGCCCGAACGCAGGGGATCGGGCGCGGTGGTGGGCGCGGTGGCGACGAGACCGGACATCATGACCTCACAGGGGTGTGGCTCGAAATAAGTGCGGCGGTGATCGGTGGCGCATCGGGTGGGAGAGAGGTCACACGATGTCCACCGAGCCGCCGCGGTGCTCGGGGCGAGCTCAGGTGGCGACCGGTTTCGACAGGGCCAGCTGCTTTTGCAGCTTGGTGATCTCCGTCTTGATGCCCAGTCGCGCGTTCAGTTGCAGCGCACGCTGCAGATGGTCGAGTGCCTGCGCGGGCGATGCATCGCGCAGGGCCAGGCCGATGGCCTTGTGGAGTTTGGCGCGCACCTCATCCGGCATGTCGCGCCCGTTGGTTAGTTGGCCCACTTGCAGTAACTGGGATGCGGTGACGTTGCCGCTATCCGCGTTGCCGGCACGTTCGGCGATTTCTTCCACCACCAGGGTGGCTAGGTCGCGCTGGTAATGTTCGGGCAGCTTGAGGTTGTGGGTAAGCATGTGCGTGGCCATGACCAGTGCGCCGTCGATGTCGCCGGTGTCGATGCGCCAGACCATGACGGTGGCGAACACATCGTCCTGCACCGGCTGATCGGCCTGCAGCACGCCGTCGATCCATGCCGCGTACTCCGGCAGGCGCTGGCGCTTGACCTCGATCTTCTGCGCGATCGACTGGATGTTTTTGAGGACGCGCTTATCCTCGGCGAGCTTGGCGAGCATCAGTGCGTACGCACTGCCGGCGGCGACGGCGCCGTGATCGGCGTCGGCGACCACGGTCTGGGACATCGCGGCGGCGATGCGTTGGCGGTGCTGTTGGGCGGGTGATGGCATGGCGGTTCTCTCGCGCGGTGTTCGGCAGGGCACCGTCGGCCGGCGCACCAGCCGACGGGCTTCGCTCTGGGGGAGGGGTTCGGTGATTACGAGACGACGATGTTTTCGACGAACGCCGTTAGCAGGTAGTTCTCGACGACATAGGCGTCGTTGCTGGATTCGTAGTTCTCGATGCGGTCGCGCTTGGCGTTGTCCACCAGTTGCCGGCGACGTGCGCCTTCCTGCGAGTAGATGGACAGGTTGTCGAGCGTGGTGATCAGCATGGCGTTCTTCGGGAAGAACGGCACACGCACCGCCTTGAGGCCGCCGATCTGTTTCTGCGACACGATGATGTCGGTGGCCAGTTCGTTCTCGGCGGTCTGCTGCTGGTTGATGCGCTTGAAGTACTTGTCCTGCAGCAAGTCACGACCGCAGATGACCACCAGCGCGGGGTTGTCGCGCACGGCCTCGGCGATCAGGTTCTCGGTCACATCCGACACCAGGGCGTCGAGGTTCTCGTAGTCCTTGCCGGCACCGATGGTGACCTTGCCGCTGGCCGGGACGACTTCCTTCATCCAGTGCGCGGGTGCATCGGTGCGGATGTGCTCCAGCCAGCCGATGTTGACGTCCTGCAGTAGCGGGTTGGTGACCCGGTTGGTGTTCGCCGCTGCGCTGGTGCCGTGGAAGCCGATCATGATGCGATCGAGCGCCTGCTGGCCGACGACCGCATCGCGGAACATCGTCTGGAAGTTGGGGAACTTGGCCCACGCGTCGATCTTGGAATACTTCAGCGACGTGTCGAAGTTGGTCTTCTTGCAGGTGTAGTCGTTCGGGAAAAGATCAGTCGGATCGGCCGGCGCGCGGTCGGTGGTGTCGGTGTCGGTACGGCTAGCGATGGTGCCGGTGGTCCCCAACGCGAGTTTCTCGCCCCATAGCTCGGTCACCAGAACGACGTTGATCTGCTGAAGGAACGCGCTGGACAACTGGATCTGTTTTTCCAGCGTCTGTTGCACGGTCGGTGCGACGGTGAAGGTCTCGCCCGCCGATGCCACGCCATTGAGCTGGGCGATGCGCTGCGAGAGGGCGGTGAAGGCAAGACGGGTTTCGTTGCGCATGGGTGCTCCGTGGCGTGCAGGCGATGACGTGGGTCGGCGATTCGGAAAGAGACGGTGGAAGCGATTAGCAGTCGGTCTGGCCGACATCACCGCCGCCGGTGGCCGCGGGACGTGGCAGTCCGCCGGGCGCGGCTTCGAGCTGAGTGCGCAAGCTGGCGAAGTCCTGGCGGTGCGTGGCATTGGTCGCTTCGATGGTGTCCAGGCGCACGCTTAGCGTGCTGAACTGATCGGCGAACCGTTGGGTCACCGCGGTATGACTGCTGGCGAACTGCTCCAGCGTGTCGGCCATGCTCTGCATCGCGTCGCCGACGTCGCCCAGCTGGCCGTCGTTGGCTTTGAACTTGGTGCTGATCTTGGCGAGTTTGTCCTTGATCGCCGCGAACAGCGTGCTGGCGCTGATGTCGGACGGCTCGTCTTCCCACTCGATCTCGACAGCATCGGTGGCGGCGGTGAACACGTTGTCCGGATGCTGCTTGCGCGAGGCGAACGGGTTGGCGTCCGGGTGCTGCGCGGCGAAGGTAAGGATCTCGGTGCCGAGGCTGGCGGGGCTGTCGGTGATGCCCAGGCCCGACAGATACGGCAGGCCGGTGTCGGCGAATTTCGGGGTGATCTCGATGCTCGAGTAAATCTTCTGGCGAGCCTTCACCAGGTTGACCATTTCCGGTGTCGGATCGATCTGCGCGTACAGCGCAAGTTTGCCCTTGAGTGGACCGTCGGGAATTTCCTCGGCCTTCACCGCGGTGACGTCGCCGTAGGCCTTGAACGGGCTGTCCGGTGCATAGCCGCGGATGTGCTCGGCGAAGATACGCGCGCCGTAGAGGGTGGGGTTGTAGGTCGCGGCCATGCCCTGAATGGCGCTGCGCTCGATCGCTCGCCCATCGGAGGTCGCACCTTCGACAGCAACGCGGAAAAACTTGGACTTGGCCATGGACGAAACCTCGGGGTGGCGACGCGTTGGGGAGACGCGGCCATCGTCGGCACCGTGCGCGAGCCGGGCAACGCGGGGCCGATGTACCAACGGGCTGGTACATCGCGGCAGGCAATAGTTACGTCGGTGCGCTTGCGACGATGCCGCCATGTTGATGCCTGTCCCCCACGTCGATCAGCGACGCGCCGCGCGCTCCCTGTTTTTTCGGGGATGGCCGGTCACGGACATTGCCGACGAGCTGGGTATCGCGCGCACCACGATCGAGTCGTGGAAGACGCGCGACGCATGGGCCAAGGCGCCGATGATCGAGCGCGCCGAGAGCTGCATCGAGGTGCGGTTCCAGACGCTGATCGAGAAAGAGAAAAAGACCGGCGGCGACTTCAAGGAGATCGATCTGCTCGGTCGGCAGATCGAGCGGCTGGCGCGGGTGCGGCGCTACCAGGCACCGGGCGGCAACGAGGCGGATCTCAATCCCGCCATCGAGGCGCGCAACGCGGGGCCAAAGCGCGCACCGAAGCGCAACGAGTTCACCGAGGAACAGGCGGCAGAGCTACGGCGGCAGTTCCACGAGTCGCTGTTCGCCTATCAGCACAAATGGCGCACCTCGGCGGACGAACGCACGCGCATGATCCTCAAGTCGCGCCAGATCGGCGCGACGTGGTACTTCGCCCGCGAGGCGCTGGACGATGCGATCGCCACCGGGCGCAATCAGATTTTTCTGAGCGCGTCGAAAGCCCAAGCACACATCTTCAAGCAGTACATCCGCCAGTTTGCGTAGGAGGCGGTGGGCATTGACCTGAAGGGTGATCCGATCGTTCTCTGGAACGGCGCACACCTGTATTTCCTCGGTCAGAACGCGCGCACCGCCCAGGGCTATCACGGCAATTTTTATTACGACGAGTTTTTCTGGTCGCAGAATTTCGAGGAAATCAACAAAGTCGCCAGTGGCATGGCGATGCACAAGCAGTGGCGCAAGACGTACTTCAGCACGCCGAGCGCCACGAGCCATGCGGCGTACCCGACCTGGACCGGCGATCGCTACAACCGTCGGCGCAAGAAAGAGGATCGGGTCGAGATCATCACCGACCGGGTCGCGATAGCCGAAGGCCTTCGCTGCGCCGACAAGGTGTGGCGACACATGGTGACGATCGAGGACGCCGAGCGGGGCGGCTGCGATCTGTTCGATTTGGAGGAATTGCGCACCGAGTACCCGCCAGACGAGTTCGCCAACTTGCTGATGTGCCAGTTCATGGACGACGGCGACAGCCTGTTCACGCTGGCGATGATGCAGGGCTGCATGGTCGACAGCTGGGTCGACTGGACCGACCTCAAGCCGCTGTTGATGCGGCCGTTCGGCATGAAGCCGGTGTGGGTCGGTTACGACCCAGCCTTGGGCCAAGGTGGTGATGGTGCGGGGCTGGTGGTACTGGCGCCACCGGAGAAGCCGGGCGGCAAATTTCGCGCGCTCGAGCGGCACCGACTCAAGGGCATGGATTTTGAAGCGCAGGCCGCGTTCATCCGCACCATCACCCAGCGTTACAACGTGCAGCACATCGGCATCGACGTGAGTGGCCTTGGCCAGGCGGTGTACCAGTTGGTGATCCAGTTCTTTCCGCTGGTGCGCAAGATCACCTACTCGCCCGACGTGAAGTCGCTGATGGTGATGAAGGCGCAGAACGTGATTGACAAGGGCCGGTTGGAGTTCGACGCCGGTTGGGTGGATCTGGCGCAGTCGTTCATGGCGCTCAAGCGAACGATGACCGACTCCGGTCGGCACGTGAAGTACAGCGCGGGACGCTCCGCGGAAATCGGCCACGCGGATCTCGCGTGGGCCTGCATGCATGCACTGATCAACGAACCGCTGGAAGGGCGCACCGCGGCCAACACCAGCCAGATGGAGCTTTACTGATGCGCAACATGACCGTGGCAACCGGTACCGACAACACGCCTGCAAAACCCGCTGTGGCTTTTAGCTTCGGCGATCCGACGCCGGTGCTCGATGGGCGAGACATCCTCGACTACATCGAGGCGTGGCGTAACGGTAGATGGTACGAGCCACCGGTGTCGCGCGAAGGGCTGGCCAAGTCGTTTCGGTCGACGCCGCACCACAGCTCGGCGATCTACGTAAAGTGCAACATCCTCACGTCGATGTTCCGACCACACAAGCTGCTGAGTCGCGAGACGTTCGGCGCGTGGGTGCTGGATTTTTTGGTGTTCGGTGACGGCTACCTCGAGCAGGTGAAGAACCGGCTCGGCCAGCCAATGCCGTTGAAGCACGCGCTGGCGAAGTACATGCGCCGTGGCTGCGATGACCTGGACACGTACTTTTTCGTGCAGGGCTGGAAAACGGACCACGAATTCGCCAAGGGTTCGGTGTTCCAGTTGCGCCAGCCAGATGTGCACCAGGAGATCTACGGACTGCCGGAGTACCTATCGGCGCTGCAGAGCGCGTGGCTCAACGAGGCTGGCACACTATTTCGTCGCAAGTACTACCTCAACGGTTCGCACGCCGGTTATATCTTGCACCTGACCGATGCGTTGACCGACGAGACGCAGGTCGAGGATCTGAAGAAAGCGTTGAAGGAGAGCAAGGGGCCGGGCAATTTTCGCAACCTGTTTCTCTATGCACCGGGCGGCAAGAAAGACGGCATCCAGATGATCCCGATCAGCGAGGTCGCGGCCAAGGATGAGTTCTTCAACATCAAGAACGTCACGCGCGATGACGTGCTGGCCGCGCATCGCGTGCCGCCGCAGCTGCTCGGCCTGGTGCCGACCGGGACGACGGGATTCGGGTCGGTGATTCCGGCCGCTCAGGTGTTTGCGGTCAATGAACTGCAACCGCTACAGACGCGCTTCCAGCAGCTCAACGAGTGGATGGGGCAGGAGGTGATTACGTTCGACGACTACAAAGTTGCCGGCTTGATTGCCAGTGGAACGGATGCTGTTAGTTAGTGCGTAGGCCAATTATTTTTTTAAATTTCTATTCTTTCTCATTGGCTCAAATATTACCCAGAGGAGAGTGGCGAAAACTAAGGAGCCCAAGCAACTTATACACAGCGCTAAAAACGCTTCACTCCATACTAGTCGACCCCGCGAGCCTTCCCTTATTATAAAATAAATAAATTCTGGTGCGGCAAGTAACAGTAGGCTTAATAGAAAGATAAAGATAAAAAAGGCTTTTGGTGATTTATTAAAGTCGGATTTTTTAAAAGACACTTTATTTTCTCCATGTAAAAATAT